TGCCACAGCCAGCCGCCCCCGTGAATCCCCTTCGTCGCCCCCCCTGCACAGCCTGGCCCTGCGCATCCCACCTTGCACACCGCCCCGCCCCGGCGATAAGGCAAACCCCCGGCCCACGCGACGCCGGCGCGGAAGAGTGGCCGAGTGGTTTAAGGCAACGGTCTTGAAAACCGTCGTGGGTGCAAGCTCACCGTGGGTTCGAATCCCACCTCTTCCGCCAGACCCGTAAATCAGGGCGTCTCAAGCCCTCTCACGCCTTCTCAATTTTCCAGCAAATCCAGGGCATTTGCAACACCATGTGTTCTCATGCATCCTCACCCCAGCCCACAACACCGGGGGGCATCCTGGGGGCACCGCTTCGAGATATTGGGGGCATCGCTTGCTGACCGATTCGCATTGCCGCGCGGCGCAGCCGAAGGACAAGGCATACAAGCTGACCGACCAACTCGGTCTGCACCTTTTTGTGGCGACCAGCGGCCACAAGTCCTGGCGCTACAAGTATCGGTTCGAGGGCAAGGAACAGCGCCTCGTCTTCGGCGCGTATCCGGAAATATCGCTGAAGGCTGCACGCGATCGGCGAGACGAGGCCAGGCGCATGTTACGCGCCGGAATCGATCCTCGGGCGGGCCGCAAACAGGCGCGCGTCGAAACCGCTCGGACCTTCGAAGCGATAGCGCGATCCTGGCACCACGCTCAGCTGGCGACCTGGTCTCCGGTTCACGCGCAGGATGTGATTGGCCGATTGGAGGCGGACGTCTTTCCTGTGATCGGGGCGAAAGAGATCACCAAGATCACCGTTCCCGACGTGCTCAGCCTTCTCCGTTCGATCGAGGAGCGCGGAGCGATCGAAACGGCGCATCGCGTCCGTCAGCGAATCTCGGCGACCTTCGTCTTCGCGATAGCATCCGGCCTTGCCCAATTCGATCCTGCGGCCATGGTGAAGGACGCTCTTCGACCGATCCGACGCGGCCGACAGCCGGCCTTTACCACCATCGTTCATGCCAGGGCTCTGCTGAATGCCGCCGAAGCGTCACCCGCACACCCCGTCACCAAACTAGCGTCACGCATGATGGCGCTGACAGCGGTCAGATCAGCCGTCATTCGGGGTGCGACCTGGGCAGAGTTCGAGGAACTCGACGGACGGGAACCGATCTGGCGTATCCCGGCGGCGCGCATGAAACTGGAAACGACGAACAAGGCGAACGAGGGCTACGATTTCATCGTTCCCCTCGCCTCCCAATCGGTGGCGATCATCGACACTGTCCGTTCTCTTACCGGACGGGGGCCATATCTCTTCCCCAACAGCCGCTGGGCTCACAAGCCGATGAGCGAGAACGCCATCGGGTATTTTTACAACCGCCTCGCCGCATTTCGCGGCCGTCACGTGCCGCACGGTTGGCGAGCGACTTTCTCGACCGTGATGAACGAACTCGCGATCGAACGTCAGTTGCCGGGCGATCGGGCCATCATCGATCTGATGCTGGCCCATGTGCCGGCTGGCGTCGAGGCCGCCTACAATCGAGCGGCTTACATGCCGCGTCGGCGGGCGCTCGCCCAGGAATGGGCCGACATGCTGCTCCATGGCCTGGTGCCAGCCGCGCAGCTGATCGAGGGCCCACGGCGCTAGCCTTCCGCGCGGGTGCCCAGGCATGAGCGCCGGCGAACGGGGCGGAGCCGCCCGATCGCTGGGATTGGTACTATCCGGGGCCGAGCCGAAAAAGGTCCGCCGCACGGGACAGCCGGTCCGGCGAAACAGCTACCACGCAGGCGAGCGCGAGAAGCGGATCTGGCGGTCCATAAATCCACGCGAAATCGGGCCGCGTCTCCGCGCGGCCGAGCAGTACGATCGGACCCATCGCCAGCCCGGCAAGCGCAACGGCCCTCTAGGTCACGTCGGCATCGAAGTGCTGCGCGAGCTCTACCGGATCGTATGCTTCAAGTCCGGCCGGCTGGAGCCATCGATCAACTATCTCGAGCGCCGCCTCCGTCGATCGCGCGCAGCTGTGGTGCATGCGCTGGCGGCGCTGCGGCGGCATGGATTCCTCGGCTGGATCCGCCGCACCGAGCCAATCGAGGCAGTAGGCCCTGGACCGCGCGTGCGGCAGATCCCCAATGCCTATTGGTTCGATCTACCAAAGACCGCGATGGACCTGGTCCGACGTTTGGTCCGCCCCGCGCCCGCACCGGTCGACGACGAGGAGCGCCGCGCGGCCGACGCCGCCGAGCTCGAGCTCATGCTGTCCGGGCTCCCACTGGACGAGCAGATGCGCATGCTCATCGACAACCCGCAACTCGCGGAGGCTCTCACGCGCCTTGGGAAGCATTTCGACGCGTCGAACGCGAGTTCACCGAACAGCCAGAATCCCGCCTGAAGAACAAAAGATATGATGAGCGGCTTCGCCGCGCGCCAGTTTGATGCCGCCTAGATCACGGTGACAGGACACCAGACGCGCGTCACGCAGGTTGATAGACCTGCGCAGGCCCTTCCGGCTGCGCCGGCAGGGCGGGGCTGTGCGCGGGGCGGGCGCAACTTCCGTGCCGTTTTCACCGCCCACGTCACCCGCGCGGACAGGGCACCGCAGGTGCATCAATCCGCCCCCAGGCGCATCTCGACCGACGTCTCGCCTAGCCAACCGCGATCATGCCAACCCCAACGATCCCGCCGCTCCGGCCGCGCATCGGCAACCGTCCCCATGCATCAAAACCGACCCAAAAAGCCCGCCGGCGAGGCGCGGGGGCAAGCGCGGCGCTCGGGTCAGGAGGGGGTGGCCCCCTCCCGACCCTTGCCGATGTTCGTCCTTTGTTCCATCATGGGGATATGAACCGAGTCGCCGAACAGACCCTCTCTCTCCATGTCGAGCTCGCGCTGGCCTGCGCCGCGCCGGCGGTGCTCTCCGACATCAGCCATGTAGATGGCCATCGCCGGCGCATGGCCGTGACCAGGCTGGCCGAGCACATCAGCGCGCGGATGAGCTGCTTCGAGATCCAGCTCGACGAGCAGCTCGACGCCGGCCCTCTACCGCTCTTCCCGGAGCAGGCGTGACGTGTGGTGCGCGATCCCGATGCATCGGGCCCAGGCACCTGCTGGGGGCGCGCTACTGCACCGCTTCGACGATTAGCTGGCTGGCCTCGTTACGCCGGACCAGGGGCCCGGGGGCTCTGGCCAGGCATCAACGGCCGGCTCATTCCTAGCAACACTGTTGGGCAAAAATTGAGATCGCCTCGCAGGCAAAGGTTGCGCGTCCGAAAGGTTGATGGTCAGATCAAGCCACCGCGCAGGGCCAAAATACTTGATGTCGATCAATAAAAACCCCGAGCATCACAGTCCGATCAACCCCGGTCGCCCAATCCAAGCCGCTGCTATCCCCTATCGCATCGATCGAAAGGGTAGGTTGAAGTTTCTGCTGGTCACCTCGCGCACCAATCGACGCTGGATTATCCCGAAGGGGCGCATTCACCGATTTTTGGGAGCCGCGCGTTCCGCCGCACGCGAAGCCTATGAGGAAGCGGGCGTCCGCGGCAAGATCGCAGACGATCCGGTCGCCCGCTATCGGCAGCTCAAGTTGATCTCAAGCGACATGATGATGCCGATGCTCGTCGAGGCCTTTCCTTTATGCGTCGAAGAGGAACTGCCAAGCTGGCCGGAACAGGGGCAGCGAACCCGACGCTGGGTTACAGCGAAGGCCATGCGCAAGCTCGTCAGGGACAAGGCGATCCGTCGGATGCTGCTCGATTTCGCGAAAGCCTTTCGCTGAGCATCACGCCGCCGCCGGCGCGGCCTCCCCCTTCGCCAGCGGCTCATATTCGCGCCGCCGCACCGCCTCGACCCCCAGCCACTCGTTGACCTCGAACAGCCGCGTCCAGATCGGCTCGATCTCGTTGACGTAGAACACGTCCGCCGCCTTCGACACATCGCCGAACCCGCCTGAATTGATCGGCACCACGCCGAGCAGCTGCGGGGGCACCCGGTGGGCCGCCAGGATGTCGTCGCGCGTCGTGTTCTTGATGCCCAGGAACTCGTCCTTCGCCGCCACCTCGGCGATCGGGATGATCTTCACGCCATCCGGCTTGCCGGCGGGGGCGTGGATGAAGAGGTTGCGGAAATTGCCTGGGCCTTTGGCGTCCTTCATCGCCTGGCGGATCGCGTCGACGTCGCCTTGCTGCAGCGTCGCCTCGTTCAGGTAGAAGATGAAGCCCGCGTGGCTGCCATTCGCGTAATAGCGGCGGCGGAACAGCGTCGCCTGCTCGTTGAGAAATCCCGACTGCAGCGCGCCCAGATATTCGGGCAGGCCGTAGATTTCCTGCGTCAAGTCGGGTTCGAACAGGTGGAACACGCTGTCGCGGCGAAATTCGACCTCCTGCTTGTATCCGGGCACCCACCAATAGCGCCCCTCCTCCAGCCCTCGCCGCGTATAGAGCGCCGGCGAGTTGCGCAGCGCCAGCGGCTTTCGCGCCAGGTTGTCGGTCCGCTCGAAATAGCCGTTCCCCATCGTCAGCAGATTGAGCACGAATTCCCCGAAATTGCGGCTGTCGAGATAGCGGGTCGGCTCGAAATGGCGGAGCAGCTGGTTGCGCTTGTACGCGATGGCGGAGGCGTGGTGCGGCGACACGAACCGCGCCTTGGCCAGGCCGACCAGGCTCACCGGCGGCTCATACCACCGCCCGTTGTTCCAGACCTCGATGTAGGACAGGAAATCGCGCCGATCCATCACGCCTTCCGGATCGCCGAAGGTGAAGGCGGTGACCCCGGTCGCCGGATCGGCGGCGCTGACGATATCGGTGTCCATGGTCAGTAGATCTCCACGCTGGATTGGGTCGCGGCCGGGTCGCCGCCCTCGAGGGGTTCGTTGAACAGGGCGTGCATCACCGCCCACCGACAGCCCCGCCTCGCTCGGCACCGAGATCCTCGCTTTCGCCGCCAAGGCCGGCGACGCCAACCCCTTCGCCGCGCGCAAGGCCGATCCGGACAACCTGATCGCGGCGGCCGAGGAATTCACGCTCGAGCTCGAGGCAGAAGCCACCGCGCCCGAACATGCGGGCCTGTTCGCTGCCGCGACGGCGTTCTTCGAACGCTTCACCAAGGGCGAGCAGCCGAAGGAAGAACCCAAAGCCCCGCCGGCGAACGACAACGACGCGCGCTTCTCGGCGATTGGCGAGGGGCTGACCAAGATGACCGCCGGCATCGAGGCGATGTCCAAGGCCTTCACCGGCCAGGTCACCGAACTCAAGACCGAGCTCGCCACCGTCAAGGCCTCGATCGACAACACCCCCGATCGCCAGCAGCAGCGCCGCGCCCCGGCGACCGGCCCCAACGGCAACTTCGCCGCGACCGACTGCTGATCGCCGCCCGCCGCCCGCACCCGCCCCAGGAGCCCCCGATGCGCAACGAAACCCGCCGCCTCTTCAACACCTACCTCAACGTCCTCGCCGAACTGAACGGCGTCGAGGCGTCGACCATCAACGGCTCCTCGATGAACTTCGTGGTCGAGCCCTCGGTCGAGCAGAAGCTCGAGAACCGCATCCAGGAATCGAGCGAATTCCTGTCGCGCATCAACATCTCGGGCGTTCGCGACCTCAAGGGCGAGAAGATCGGCCTCGGCATCGGATCGACCATCGCGGGCCGCACCAACACCAACACCACCGATCGTCCCACGCAGGATCCGAGCGCGCTCGACAACCTGTTCTACGAGCTGTTCCAGACCAACTTCGACACCCACATCACCTATGCCAAGCTCGACACCTGGTCGAAATTCCCCGATTTCCAGACGCGCATCCGCGACGCGATCATCCAGCGCTGCGCGCTCGACCGCATCATGATCGGCTGGAATGGCACCAGCGCCGCCGTCGCCACCAATCGCGGTGCGAACCCGCTGCTCCAGGACGTCAACAAGGGCTGGCTGCAGCATCTGCGCGAGGACAAGCCTGCGCATCTGATGGACGAGGGCACCGTCGAGGCCAGCAAGATCCTGGTTGGCGAAGGCGGCGACTACGCCACCCTCGATGCGCTCGTCTGGGATCTTTACAACGGCCTGATGCCCAGCTGGGCCGTGGGCGATACGGAACTGGTCGCGATCGTCGGCCGCAAGCTGCTCCACGACAAATATTTCCCCCTGATCAACCAGGAGGAGAAGCCGACCGAGCAGCAAGCGCGCGACGTCATCATGTCGTCCAAGCGCCTGGGCCAGCTGCCCGCCTATCAGGTGCCCTTCTTCCCCGACAACAGCGTCGTCGTCACCCGCTTCGACAATCTGTCGCTCTACTACCAGGAGGGCCGCCGCCGCCGCACCGTGGTGGACAACGCCAAGCGCGACCGCATCGAAAACTACGAGAGCTCGAACGAAGGCTATGTGGTCGAGGATTACGACTACCTGGTCGCGGCCGAGAACATCGAACTCGTCACCGCCGGCTGACCGGCGGATCGACGATGAGCCCCGCCGAACGCCACCGCACACGGATCCTCGCCGGACAGGCAGCGAAAACGCTGTCCGGCCAGGGCCTCGCGCGGCCCGAGGCGGGACCGGCGGCCTCGGCCTATGAGCTCGAGCGGGCGCGCCTCGGCGTCGATCTGCGCCGGCTCAAGGCCATCCAGTCGATCGAGCGCAAGATCGAGGCGAAGGCGGAGATGCTGCCCGCCTATGCCGATTGGGTCGTTGGCGTCCTCGCCGGCACCTCCCAAAACGGGCGCGGCGTCCAGGACGACATCCTCGTCCAGGTGATGATCTGGCGCATCGACGTCGGCGATTACGCCGGCGCGCTCCCGCTCATCGACTACGTCCTCAAATTCGGTCTCGCCCTGCCCGAGCGCTTCAACCGGACCGCCGCCACGCTGATTGTTGAAGAGATCGCGGACGCCGCTCTGAAGACGCAAGGGTCGGGCGGGAACTTCAACCTCCCCGTGCTCGAGCACATCGCCGCGCGAACGTCGCGCGAGGATATGCACGATCAGGTTCGCGCGAAGCTGGAAAAGGCGCTCGCCCAGGCCATCGCGGCGAAGGCGCAGGCGATCGAGCCAGATGCCGACGGCCCCGCCGGCGCGCGCCGCGCTGTGTTCGAGCGGGCGCTCGGTCACTTCCGCCGCGCGCAGGAACTCAACAGCAAGGTCGGCGTGGTCAAGTCGATCGAGAAGCTCGAGCGCGAACTGAAGCGGACGCCGGCGG